GTGAGAAGCTGGTCCGTAATTCTAGTACTTAATAAATATATTAACCCAACATCTGTGGGTAAGGAAAGTTAGTCCATAATTCAATCACACTACGAGTGAGTAGTGGGGGCTAGTACTTAATAAATGTATTAAGTTTACTCTTTACTAAACATTAAACTAAGCATTGCTATTATGTTTATTAAGTTTAATAACTCTATTGAATTTATTAAGTCATTGAAAAGATTGAACTTTTCTATCACTCTCTGTAATAGGTTCAATTCAATCGGCTCTTACCCGGCTGACCTAGGCGATTATATACAAAATTATTTTGGAGCCAAATTTGGATAAGATTTGGACTCCGATTTTGGCCTCAGGAGCCTCATTTCACTGAGTTCTACTTAAATCGCAAGCCCATTTATGACACTACTAGCCTCAAAACGCTCACGATTAGCTTGCCGTGGGCTCGTATGTCTAGCTCCACTCATCGCCATAACTCTCAATGCGTCAGCCCCATGACTCCATTTATCATGTAAAGGTTTAGCTTTCCATACACCATGCTTGTCATCCCACTCTTTTGAATAATTCTTTAAGCATCCTATCAGATAATCACACTTAGGATCCACCCATAGGTTAGGTAGAATACTTCTCATTCTTTCAATCCCATCCTCAATTGGATTGCGTGCTAGTACTTTCACATTAGTTACCCCTAGCTCTCTTAGTCTAGCTAATCGGCTCTTCCCTGTGCTTAGCTCAGTGACCTTTATATCATGAGGGCAGATTACTTGTTTTATTTTATAGGGCATACTTCTCATTTGCTTCACATAAAACTCTAGCCCTTCGCCACAGTTGCTATATTCGTTTACTATTCTCCACTCAGCTCTCCAGCGCTGAAAATACACCATGACAAACATGTCATTGACACCGAGGTCCATAGCTACATATACTTCTAGATTAGGGTCGTAAAGCTGATTCACAACTCTTTTCTGTCCTACTACTAGTCCATGGTATGCTACTCCATAATAGCTTCCGTTGTTCACCTTCGTAAATGCTTCCTGTGGAGTAGCTGGGTACTCTTGGTATATAGCATCTCCTAGCTCTCTATACTGTTGAATCCAGAATGTTCGTTGCCCTTTACTTAGCTTACAACCCAGCAACCCTTCTAGCTCTGAGAAGTACTCTTCTTGCGTCGAAGAAGCCTCTTCATCTCCTTCAGCCCAACAGTCAGGATCATCAACCCAAGAAAGGAATACAGGCATAAAGTCCTTACCACCTAGCTTCTTCCGGCTATTCAGTTTCTTCCGTGCAACTGCTTCAACTGCGTTATCCCACATAGTTTTGAATTCATTATCTCCTTCAGCTGTAGACTCAATGACACAAGTATTCCCAGGTCTAATAGCTTGGAGCGTTCCGGTCTTGGTCTCCATAGCTCTATCTGGATATTTATTAGCTATCTTACCAAACTCAGATATATGCAATCTCTGGAGTGTTGCTGAACGGAATGAGGTCCGAATAAACAAAGTAGCACCTGTCGAGAAGAATAGCTCTTCTGTGTTATCACGCACTAGCGTAATCCCTAGAAAGTCTCTAACTTCCGAAGGAAAGCACTGCCATGCCAGCTTCACCCTTTTAAGCAGCGTACTAGCTTCCGATTTACCTTGAGCCATAAGCCCTACATTCATATCAGGTAGCATAAGTGCATCATCTAGATAGCTTATGAGCCAGAAAGTAGATATCCCTTGTTGCCGGCTTTTGAGGATAATAAGCCTGCTATGCTTAAGACTAGCTGCGTATACTCTGTGCTGTGCATAATTCATGACAAAAAGGCACCTCACTCCATCTTTGTCCACAATGGTATAAAGATTGTTAAGTCTCCATAACTTGCATGTCATGTATCGTGTTACTAGCTCAGCTTCATCCTTAGGTTCTTGCTCAAACACACCTATATCAATTTTGTCACCATACAGCTCTAGAAACTGTTCTTTGGTTATTCTTAGCTCCCAACTCATGATTTCAACCCTTTCTTGAACGCTTGTAAGAGGCTCTCACCACCTGCATTTACAGTATTTACTTGCACATTAGTTGTAGGCTTATTGAAGAAAGCATTCTGGATTGAGGTGATCGCAGAAGTGAGTGCAGCAAGGTCACGAGCGCTTAGCTCTCCTATCTCTACTTGATTGGCTATCTCAGTTACTAGCCCACCCGCAGTACTTTGAATCTCTTCACTCAGCAATCGAAGCCCCTCAACGCTGTCTCGGAACTTAGTAGGGCTCATTTTGCTTTTAGCTACTGTTTTTACAACCTTTTCAGGTCCTACTATTTCAATGACACCTGTCTCAGGATTTATCTCTAGCTTAGTTTCGTCAGGTTCAGTTGCTATTTCCACAATATCTTGTGTCAATTGCTCTTTAGCTATCTCTTTCTCCCAACGCTTTACTTCTACTATTGTAACACCTAGCTCACGTGCAATAGTCGCATAATTTAGTACCTTACCTAACGCAAGAAGCCCGCGTAGCTTATTTTTCGGCATCTTGTGCCTCCTTGATTAGCTTTAGTATTAGAAAGCTAAATGACACTCCAGTATGACGGCATTGCTGTTTCATAGCTTTGATAGCTTCATATCCGTCTTCATCATCTTCTGGTACTGAGAAAGAAAAAACTCGTTGCATAATGTTCTCCTAATAAATGTAATAATATCCTACTTTTTAGCCATGTAAACCTGAATTGTTATCATAAAGTATTAGGTTTACAACTCCCCATGGCTTGACATTATTCTAGCATACTAATTTTAGTATAAGGAGCAATTATGAGCAACCCAGGTAATGCTGAGGCTCAGGCAGCTAACACAGCTACTGAGCCATCTTTCGCAGAGAAAGTAAACGAGGTAGCTAAACAGCTAACTCAGGACGATAAGGGCGCGTGGGTATTACCCACAGACTTAGAAGTTGATGATTCTGTTAAGTTCGCTGCCACGCTTGAAAAACGCCGTCGGGATACTGAGAGTGCCCTCAGTAAGACTCGACACCAGTTGAAGACCGAAGAAGAGACGCGTAAAGCACTTGAGGCACGTGGTGCTGCTCAAACACAGTTAGCTGTGACGCCGGAAGAAGCAGAAGAGCTCGAAGCATTGAAATTCGAGAACCCCGATGCTTGGCGGCAGAAGATTAACGAGCTTGAGCAGAAGGCAACAGCCACGTACCAGGAAGAACTTAAGACTATCACTTCAGAGGCCTCTCAGAAAGCAGAGCTAGATAGGCGAGCTCACGTACTGACTCAGTTTAATAATGAGCATCCCGATGCTCAGATCACTGATGAAGTACTAGCAAATGATATCCCTCCGAGGATAGCAAGGAAGTTAGAAAGGGGTGAAATTACTTTTGATGACTTCCTTACTGAGGCCCACGACTTCTTAGTTACCCCTAAGAGAGTCGTTGGTGAAAAAGCGCCAGCGAGTCCTAACCTAGGTACCGCAGGTGGTGGTACAGAACCTTCTGCTGAAGCATTAGCTCAGCAAGAACTATCTGACTACTCGAATACTACGTTTTAGAAAAGGAGGCTATTATGCCTACAGGTGTTGTTTCACTTGGTTCCGACCTAGAGCGGAAGAAATGGTTGCGAGAAGGTCTGCTTCAGGCTCGCTCTAAATCATTTTGGTCCGCTTACTCTGGTAACACAAAAGACAGTGTTATCTTTCAGTCTAATAATGAGAATGCTTCTGACGGTCATACTGTCACATTCGATTTTGACGGCAATCTCTCAGGCTCTGCTATTAAAGGCAAGAATACTGCATATGGCAAAGGCGAGCAGAAGCGCAAGTTCTCAACCTCTCTGACCGTTGATCGTTATCGCTTGGTTGTTGATAATGGTGATAAGTTTGATGCTGTTAACATTGGTGATCTGAGCATTTCTCAGCATCAAGATTCTCGTATGAAACTTGCTGACTTGTTTATTCGTTTCAAGGATCAAGCTATCTTTGATACACTTCAGGGCTTTTATGGTAATGTTCAGCCAACTCATTCGATTCAGTTGGATGCTTCGGTTACTCCTCTCGCCTACTCTGACTTGGTAAACATTGAGAAATCACTGCGTACTGGGACTGGTTACACCTCTGGTTTGCCTGGCTCTGGTACTACAGCTGCTCAGCGTGCACCACTTCAGCCTTATCGCCTTGACAATGGCCGTTCTGTGTGGGTAATGGTAATTGACCCATTCACTGCTGCTAACATCAAGGGTAACACTGCAGCTGGTGGCATTATGACTTTAGCTACTACTGCTGATATGCGTGGGGATGCTAACCGTGTATTCCGTGGTGTGTTAGGTCAGGTTGGCCAGTTGGTGATTGTTGAAGCTGAAGCGTTCTTTGGTGCTTCCACTTCTACAGGCCTAGAAGGCTCTGAAGTTGAAATTGCTGGCATGCGTAGCTATGATAGTATCAATACTGCATGGTCAGGTGAAGCTGGCTATTCAAGTGCTGTCTACTCTCGTAACTTGATTCTTGGTGCTGGTGCTGCTCAGATTGGCTTTGGTAAGCAACCTGACTATAAGTTCCAGGCTAGCTCTGACTTTGGAATCAAATCTGAATCTGCTGTAGAGTTCTGGATGAATAGCCAGAAGACAAACCTATTTGCAGAAAACACTGACTACAAAGCTGCAAAACGTGCCGGTATGGATTACGGTTGCATTGCTTTTGATGTCAAGATTGCGTAAGGAGATAACAAATGGGTGACCTACTTCGAAGTGGTTTGAATAACCAAAAACGTGAAGTCAACGTTGCTGTATCTCAGGTCTTGGCCGCAGATATTGCTACAGCAGCTATTGCTGCTAACACGTCGACAGGGCAACTTGCAGTAGCCGCTAATACTGCATTGGTAGGTATCCTACCTGAACGGATTCTCGTTACTAATGTGCATGCAAATGTACTTGCTGCTTCTACTGTAGCTACTGAGACTGTTGATGTTTCTGTCAACGGTGTTGTAGTTGCTAATGAGGCTGTTGTTGGTGTTGTTGGTGTCGCTGCTATCACTGCAGTTACTCCAGCATACTTTGCAACTGGTGGTCAGATTACAATCGCACCTGGCTTAGTGCCTCCAACTGGTGCTACGATGAGCATCGAAGTTGTTATTGAGTATATTGAACTTGATAAAGTCGAAGGCTCTTACATCGGCTAGTAGGAATGGTTTAGGGGTCCTTTGGGGCCCCTTCACTTATAGGAGCACACGTGGCAACTAGAATTGAAGAAATAATAGTACGTGTTAGGGACACTATAGGTGATCCTAACTCTGAACGGTGGACTGATGCACAACTCCTCCGTTTTATCGATGATGCACAAAAACAGTTAGTTAACCAAGCAGGGCTACTTAGAGGAAAAGTGGATATTTCACTAGTTGTGAATGCCTATGAGTACTCAGTGCCTGCTAATATTCCTTTATACCACACAGCACTTGACGCTGCAGGTGCAGTTTACCTAATACCAATAGCTTCGGGTATTACTATTCCAACAGTGCCCACTAACTTGTTTAAACTCACACGTGTAATTGATAACCTAGGGGATGTAATTCCTTTTCAAACTCGTAGTGACCTAGATAAAAGATATGGCAGTTCATCTGCAAAGAGCGGAGTTGGTTGGGAGCTTAAAACAGGCTCTGCACCAAGAGCTATAGTTGTGGATAAAAACAATCCAAAAACCATTCGGATATTCCCAATTCCTGTATCAATTAGTACAATCAATACTCTTACCTTGTTTTTCACAAAGAAAGCCACTCCACTTGTGGCAGTTACAGACTCCCTCGAAATTGACGATGAGTTTGACAATGCGCTTAAATTTTATGTGACTGGAATGGCTTTAAGAGTCAACCAGGACGCACAGAATCGTCAGATGGCCACTGAAGAGCTACAAGCCTTTACAGGCGAATTAGCTAGAGCTAAACGTCAAAGCTCTACTGATTTTGCAGGCCCAGCCGCTCAGTTTGACGCAACATATGTAGGAGGCATCTAATGGCCGTTCGTGATGTACTAGTTCTCAATACAGATACTCCTCAGTTTGAAGTTCCACAAACTGGTGATACATACCATATGCCTAGGT